CACACCAACGTACCGGCGGTTGGCATCAACGTCTACTCCTTCGCCCTCAAGCCGGAGGACCACCAGCCCTCAGGCTCATGCAACTTCTCCCGTATCGACAATGCCACGCTCCACCTTACGCTGACGAACAACACGGTCTCATCCGTCTACTCAGCCAAGGTCCGCGTCTACGCCGTGAACTACAACGTTCTCCGCGTAATGAGTGGAATGGGTGGCCTTGCCTACTCTAACTAATCATAATGCCTGGCGATTGGCTACTACAATTTATCTTTTGGAGATTTTAATTAATCCCTGGAAGTAAAAATTGACATATAATATATGAATCCATCAGATGAATTCATACATTGTGCGATGAATAAGGAAGCAAAAGAGGCATGTAAAGCAACGATTAAATCACAAAATGGTGAAGAGAAAAGATGTTGGCGTCCAGCAAAAGAAAACGGATACTGCGGGAAGCATACAACAACAGCCGAAATACAAGATGCGATAGAAAAAGGATTGATTAAATGTAAAACATACAGATGTACGACTATGATTGATAAAAGTAGCATCGTTTGTCCGGAATGTTTAGAAAGGAAGGAGGAAGAAAAGAAGAAACATCCACGTTGTGCGGCTCTTATAGAACAACATAAAAATAAGGGAAAACAGTGTTCTCAAGCAGCAGTAGAAGATGGATTCTGTGGAAAACATAGTAAACGGGGTAAATTAGCAGAAGTTGCAAAGAGTATGAATAGACGAATTTGCGACGACGGTAAAAGATCTTGTAAAAATTTTACCGAAGATCAAAAACTACACTGTAATGAATGTTTAAAAAAATCTAGACTTGAAGATAATATTAGACACACAGCAAGAAAAGAAAAACCAGATACCTGTTATGGTTGTGGTAAGAGTCCTTTTATAAAAGCAAAAGGTGTGTTGGGTGAATTACAGCAATGCGAAGAATGTTATGAGAAAATGCTTGAAGTGGAACTAAATAGAAAGAAGAGAGAACGTAATTATAATGCTGAGCGTACAAAATATATAGAAACTACCTTTAATGCTAAAAAGACTAATGCAATTGGAAGAAATATGGCATTTCATATTTCATTTGACTTCTTTAAAGAATTAGTTAATAAACAATGTATTTACTGCGGTGAGAAAAAGGAAAATGAAATTAATGGAATTGACCGCGTTGATTCAACACAAGGATATATTGAGAGTAATTGCGTTCCCTGCTGTAGCACTTGTAATTTTATGAAAGGTGAATTAATTCAGCAGTCATTCTTAAATCAAATTAAAAAAATCTACAAATATCGGATTGAAAATAATACAGAGTTTATCACTGATACAGTAGACGTAATAAATAACAAAACGCGTTATTATACAAATGAAATAGCAGACTTAATTCTTGCTGGAAACCAAGAAGAATATATAGAGTGGTGTATTAATCAAAAACGTTCTGCTAATTATATTGCAACAATTAGAAGTCTAGCAAAAGTAAAACAAAGTAAACTATTCATAATTCAAGAATTAAGAAAAGCAGCTAAAACAGCAACAAAAGCAGAAAATTTAGATTTACAAAACAGAAAAAGAATTGGTATCAAAGAATTAGTCAATATGCTAGACCAAGGAAGATATAAAGAGGTTATAATGATTCAAGAAAACTTACATGGTAAAGTACCTGAGTTTGAGGCTGATATTTTAGAATTATTGACTAAATGGAACAATTTATCAAAAGAAGAAAAAGAAAAACAACTTATCCGAATTCGGGTAAAATATCAAAATCTAAGAAATAGGGATAAAGAATCTATTACGCTTTACTTATAGATATCATTGTATATAGTAGAATAGGAATGCCTAGAAATACGAAACCTATGAAAGACCTTATTGTGCCTAAACCAACTCCTCTAGCTCAGCCCCAGCCCCAAAAACCTACACTAGCATCATCTGTCATTGAAGGCATGGCATTCGGCGGGGGAAGCGGCTTAGCTCATGCTTTCATCGGCCGGCTTTTTAGCAATAATCAATCCAAAGCAGAAGATAAGAAAACTCAGTACACACATTGCTTAGAAATCACAAAAAACAATTATGAAGCCTGTGAACATTTACAAATGTAAAGTAGATGGGTATATTCAATAATCCAACTAAACCGTCAAAAATCAAAGCAGGATATGGAACTGCGAAAAAAGCCCGGAACACTATCCGACGTTTGAGAAAAGAAACGCGGAAGCAGCAACAGCAAACTGCTAGAACCATGTTTTATAGAGCAAAGTACCACAAATATCAGACGCCCGGTATGCGAAATGCCATGAAAGTCTACGGCGATTTTTTAAAAAGTACTAAATAGAAAATGCTCCGGTCAATTGTCTCTTTTTTGGCTGTTACATTAGCGACAGCGGAATATGGCTGCTCTAGTTTTGCACAATTAACGCACACCGCATCTGGCTGCCCTGCGAATCAAGGCAACCCTGACTGTAGTTTTATTCAAGCAAATGCCCAGCAGTTCTGCTCAACTGCTGCTTCAAGTTGGGAAATTATCAATGGCCCCAATTGTAATTTACGTGGAGCATCATATGGATGTATTTTTGCTTCTGGTTTGTACTCAACAACAGACCAGTTCTGCTGTCCTCTGATTGTAGTTGGAGCTGTGCCAACGGAGTCTGCTACCGCAACTTCATCAGCAACTACTTCCTCCTCCACGACAGCAACCGCAACTGCTACGGCTACAGCATCTTCATCTAGTTCAGCTTCTGCAACCGCAACTGCTACAGCATCTTCATCCAGTTCAGCTTCTGCTTCTGTGTCTGCTTCTGTGTCTGTCCAAGCAACACCCAGTGCAGCGGCTTCTTTGACATCGCTTCCAACACAAACAGCCTCAAGTTCAGCCACAGCAACAGCAACAGCGACTAGCACTGGAACTTTCACTGCTCTTCCTTCAACCAATATAACCATAATCTACGTTAAAACTACGGAGCCAATTAGCAAGGGTGTAGGAGCAGCAATCGGACTTTCCGCTATCTTTGGATTTGTAATCCTCTGCGGATGCTGTGGCTTCTTTTTCAGACGGAGACCCATCCCCGAGAATTTGATTATTAGACAAGTATCTATTGTAGAGCAAAAGGAAAGACGCAAATCAGTTATTGAGAGGGAAGAAAAGGAAAGACGCAAATCTATAGAGGGCAAGGAAAGACGCAAGTCAACGCATGACCTAGCAGCAATCATTATAAATAAGAAGTAAATCGATGTCAATAGTCAAAAGAAATCTACCATAGTGGAAGAGTTCTTTGTTTATTGTGATTTATAGGTATTACTGATAGCATTCTATCTTTTTTCTCTCTTATTAACTGATTTCTCTTAATCCATCAACACCAATGGCACAAAAATTATTTACACAAGAAGTATATCTATTTTTTCCTATATTACTTCCTGAAGTCCATTTATCAATACAATCTGCATTAACAGCACAACTGCCTCCTAAAGGAACTGAATGGTCATTTTTTGGTAGAGGATTAGGCCAACCAGGAATATTTGGCGTACCACTTTTTGCATTAAATCTATTATCATACGTTTTTCCTTCTGTATTTGGTATTAGACCATCCTGGCTATACAAGGTATTATCATTATAATAATAAGACAATTTTAAACAAGCACCAGGTAAAGGTTGTTTTCCGGTATATGTGCCTGTTCCATTAGAACTAGTATAATATGTAAGATTTGGTAAAGCGTTAATAGTTCCGTATGTATCATCGCTTACTACGTAACCTCCAGAATTTACAATTGTAGGTTTTCCTAAATCTCTAGTTGGTGTAGATGTTGCCGTCATACATACATCATAATTCTTACTAACATTAAATTTACAAACATCCTTACCATTTTCATATTCCCATACTCGTGCTGCCAACGCTGGATATAACGCACCTTGTAGAACAAAACAATCTTTTACACATCTGACTGTACTTGTTGTGCTTCTATTTGTATATCCACTTGCACAAACGCAGGCTGTACCATTAGCATTAGGTACTGAATTTGCCGGGCAAGCTTCACATATAGGTACTGCGGTAGTTCCTTTATTTAAATAACCCGTATTACACACACATGCTGTTTTAGCAGTATTAATTGTTGAATTTGCAGGACAAGTACATGTTGGTATATTGACATTTGTTCCAGTATTTACATAAGGAGCAGTACATGTACATCCAGTACTGGTTGAATTTAATGTTGAGTTAGCAGGACATGTGGTACATGTAGTTGATCCAGTTGTAGTAAATTGATTAGCAGCACATTTAGCACATATAGGTGCAGTAGATGTTCCTCCTGTTTTTATAGAGGAACTGTCACACACACAGTTAGAACCTGAAATTACAGAATTTGCGGGGCAAGTGGCACAAACAGGTGCTACAGAAGTACCGCCATTATTAACGTAATTTGAATTACATGAACAAGTGGCACCAGTAGCTGTTGAAGCAAATGTTGAATTTGAAGGACATGCAGAACACACAGGAACAGTTGCGTCTCCGCCAACTGGAACAAAATTATTATTACAAGTACAGACACTACTACCAGTAACTTGGGTTGAATTAGTGTTACATGCTACACACTTAGGATTTGTGCTCGTTCCTCCAGCAGTTAAATTATTTAGTAAGCCAGTATTACAAGTACAAGTACTAGTTGAACCTAAACCAGCACCAACTGAATTTGCGGGACAGGCAACGCAAACAGGTACTGCTTCAGTTCCAGTATTTCTAAATCCAGTAGCACATACACATTTATTATTCAAAATAACTTGATTTGTGGGACAAGCTTCGCAAGTAGGATTTGTAGTACTATCTGTACCAATATTTTTATTTAAATAACCTGTATTACAACTACATGTATTACCTGAAGCCTTAGAATTAGCAGGACAGGCTTGACATGTAGGATTGGTAGTACTTGTGCTGGTATTTATAAAACCAGAATTACATACACACGTATTTCCAGTTTGTGTAGAATTTGTGGGACAAGCACTGCAGACAGGGGCTGCAGCAGTGCCCGTATTTATGCTTCCAGAGGCACAAGACGCGGGTACATCAGTTTTTTTAACACACCAATTTGTTGGTAATGTTCCTGTTGTAGGTGAAAATGTATATCCATCAGAACATATATACGAACCTTCAAATCCTTCTATTAAAAATGTAGTTACTATAAAATAGCTAGCAACAAAAATTGCGATTACTAGCAGAAATAGTAATAAATTTTCTGCTGGAAATTTTAAATTTAACTTAATATTTTTAATTAGACTACTCATCTATACCTATATTAATTGTAGATTTTGTATTAAATACAAGTAGCATTAACACCAATACCAGAACCTTTTTTTCCAGTAGGACATGCTACACAATTAGGTGCTGTAGCTGTCCCTGTATTTTTATAAGTTGTTGGGCATACGCAAGATGTACCTAGTGAATCTGGTGCTGAATTATTTGTACATAGAACACAGTTTGGTGCGACTCCTGTTCCAGTATTTTTATAATTTGTTGGGCATACACAAATAGCAGTTGAACCAATACCAGAACCTACTGAATTATTTGTACACAGAACACAGTTTGGTGCGACTCCTGTTCCAGTATTTTTATAACCTGTTGAACATACGCAAGATGTACCTAGTGAATCTGGTACTGAATTATTTGTACACAGAACACAGTTAGGGTTATCTGTTGTTCCGGTATTTTTATAACCTGTTGGGCATACGCAAGATGTACCTAAAGAATTCGGTGCTGAACCACCTGTACACAGAACACAATTAGGTGCTGAAGCTGTCCCTGTATTTTTATGAGTTGTTGGGCATACACATATATTTGCTGCTCCGCTACCATAAGTATCTGTAAATTTAGAAGGCGAATTTGTTGTTGAATTACCAGAACATTGTGTACATATCGGTGCATTCAATGTACCTGTATTTTTATATCCAGATTTACAAATACAACGACTACTTGAGCCTTCTGTAAATTTATACATATTATCAGGACAATCGCAATTTAGGACATCTGCAGTGCCTTTATTTATAAATGTATCCTGACAAGCATGTTTGGAAGTAGATGCATTATACCATGAGTTAGGTGGATTAGTACACTGTGGTACAATAGATGTATTATTAACACCAGTTGGTAAAAGTGGTACGTATGTAGAATTACATACGCATTTTAAACCTAACTTACTTGAATTATTGCGACACATACTACAGATAGGAGATTCAGTAGTTCCTCCATCATTCACATAATCAGTATTGCAAATACATGAACTACCAGAAGAATATGAATTTAAAGGGCATGCCGCACAGATAGGGTCACCAGAACTATTTTTTGTACCCGTATCTCTATAACCAGCACGACATATACATGAAGCATTGGAAGTACTGCTTGGCTGTGTATAATCATTACAAGATACACAATTAGGACTATCAATTGTGCCTGTATTTTTAATCATGTATTTTCCATCGATATTGGACCCGTTAGAATATACTGGACATTTACATGATTTACCATCACTTGATGTTATAGAACCATTTGTACATTGAACACAATTAGGTACAGCTGCTGTTCCTGTATTTTTATAACCTATTGGGCATACACATGTATTCGTAGTTGACTTTACTGAACTCGTCGGGCACTTTTGACATATTGGTGCTGTTACTGTTCCTCCTGTTTTTATTGATGTGCTATCGCATTCACATGTAGTCCCAGATAATGTTGAATTAGCAGGGCAGACTAAACAATTAATAGCTGTTGCTGTTCCAATATTTGGAAATCCAGGGTTACAAACACAAGCAGTGCCGCCAGTATTAGGAGATGAATTAGCAGGACAGGCTGTACATGTTGTGCCACCATCTGTTCCAGTTTTTAGATTTCCAGTGCCACAAGTAGGTGCTAATTTTGAAGTTGCTTGACATATATAGGTGGATACTCCTCCAATTGTTTTGGGTAGAAGTTCTTGACCAGCCGGACATGTGTAGGAAGTAACATCAAAACCCTCAGTAATTAAAGTTACAATAAAATAACCAGCAACTAGGATTGCTACAGCCAGCAGAAAAAGTAATAATTTTTCTTCCGGAAGTTTAATCTTAAACTTAATCCCTTCTAACAGATTTATCATCTGTATCTATTATTGTTCATAGAATATATTAAACACACGTTGCAGTGGCACCCAAACCAGAACCCATCATTCCAGATGGACATGGTACGCAATTAACTCCAAGTCCAGTGGTTCCTATATTTTTAGCATTTGATGGACATTAAATGGGAGGAGTAAATGTATACGTACCAATAGTATAACTAGCATCACTTGCTAAGGAAAGACGCAAATCAGCTATTGAGAGAGAAGAAAAGGAAAGGCGTAAATCAACCATAGAAGAGGGAAAGGAAAGACGCAAGTCAACGCACGATCTAGCAGCAGTAATTATAAATAAAAAGTAAAAATTGATTTATTAAACTAGTCATAAATAAAATAATGGCAACCATTGAATACGGTGGTGTAACTTACAAACAAGTAAGGCACGCAGTCTTATGCAAGAAATGTAAGGATACAATTGAAAGTACATATCGGCATGATTTCAAATACTGTTCATGCGGAGCTGTCGGAATTGACGGAGGAATAGAAGCAGGAAATCACATTCTAGGAAACTTAGAGGATATTGAAAACCGAAGTGTCTATAAAGCAATCATAGGCACTAAGACTATTTGGCTTCCCGAAGGTATTGCTGAAAAATTGACCCACCAGCAGAGCCAGATGAAAGCCAAGGAAAATGCCTCCACGCCGTCGTAATCGCTATGAATTTGAGAACCCGGATGAAATGCCGAGTGGAATGCCGCTTCCAGCGGTAAATGCGAATGTCTTCAATCCACCTGTAATTCAGCATATTGACAACCAGAATAATCGTATGCTGGAAGAAGCACTCAAGGCCAGCCTAGAAGGATACGGTCTCCAAGAGGCCAAGGAGGAAAGCCAGCAGACAGCAGGGGATGAGCTCTACCATCAGGTGCTAGAGCAGATTCCTTATCTTAAGCCCGCAGCCAGACAGACACTTCATCTCATCACTGGCCTAGATGATATCATCAGTCATGAAAAGAATCAATCTAGTCCTTCTAATGTAGTAGAGGTCCAGCGTATCCAGCAGACTCTACAGAAGGCTCTTGATACTGGCGAAACCCCTCCAGCAGAGGACACGGATGCTGCATTTTCATTCATCGTGGGATATGATATGGAAACGATTAAGGGGGCGGTCTATCCCCGTCTAGAGTCTGAGATTCTACGTCTGCAGGTAGAAGAAGCAGAAGCAGAAGCCGAGGAAGAGAACCAGCAGATTCGACGGGCACTTGAAGATTCAATCATTGAGGAAGCCCTCAATAAGGCAAAACAGGAGGCGGATGAAGCAGAACAGAAAGCCAACGCCGAAAAGACAACTGGGGGTTACAATCCTCAGACACCCGCTGAACGCCGAGCAGCCCGGCTAGCAGCCCTCGACCGTCTTGAAGCTGCATCTAAAGCAGCCAAAAATCCGCCGGCCACTGGAGAAATTTAGTATAATCTACATTGATTGTTTCCATTAGCGAAACATCTTTACGTTTGAAAATAGCTGAACCCCGCCCATCCTCAAATTTCCGAATGAGGTCATATTTGCTAGAAGTCGTCAATTCAGCAAACGCTCCTCTATTTTTACAGAGATTCACATCCACTAAGAACCACATCTTAGGAGTTGTTTCTTTCAAAGCAGAGAAATCGCCTATGCTAGAAAAGTCGCCGCCATCCAGCACAATCACATCAAAACGCTCAGCCAAAGAAATATAGGGAGCTTTGAGCCATAAATGATGTTCACGGTCATACATCAAATCATAGATAGGACGAATCGCACCGGGATTAGGAAATTCCTCCAAATCCTGTCGTAGTAAGAACTCCGTTTTATTGAGCCGGCCCCACAGAAATTGGGCAAATGAAGTGTTTTGCCATTTCCGATTATTAATATACTGAAAGCGGGCTTTGTGAATTGCCGGTTCATTAATATCAAGTGAATAGAGACGAGCATTCTGCTCAGAACGTTGAAGAATACCATTCATTAAAGCACGTGTTGTTCCAACTCCGCTACCAGTTCCAACTTCTAAAAAAACTTTAAAGTCAGGGTTCGCACCTGCTAGAATCAAAAAAGTAAAAAGTTCGTGATTTTCGGCAAAATCACCCATTATCTTTTAGACCCATTTTTTAAGCAAAAATTAAACTAGTAGACTTTCCGGTTTAATATATTGAAGTACAGAGGAGGATTTATTATCACGAATCCAAACAAGAAGTTCATCCCGAGGGACATTATCCCGCAAGTAGTTGTCGTACCATGGCAGATGTTTCGCAATAAATGGTCCGCCTACCCTCAAATTCCGTTCAGCATCATAATTAAGATTTACAAGACAAAATGTAGTGTCAGTTGGTGCAATGTAGAGTGTATAATCCGGATCAGCTATCATATTTTCGTAATAGCGTGATTCAATTCCGTGAACAAGTTTACCGTAGGATCCAGCAATAAATTTCTCAGGTTCCGAGATATCCAGTGCAAGTCCCGTTTTCCGAACTTGATAGCGATTTGATATTTCCAGAAGATGCTCAGCCACATTTGGTGGCATCTCAGGATTTAATTCTAAATCAGGGTCGCTTAGTATGTAGACTCTAGGCAGCATATGAGACATTTTTGTATAAACCTCATGCCCATAATTCTCTGACAATAAATGAATTGTAATACGGTCTTTTAATTCAGTCTTAAGTATATGGTAATAATCCAGCAGTGGTTGATATGAACTATGATTATCTAAAATTATTATGGGATTAGGTAAAATACGAATCTGGTCAACAAATCGGCGGACAAAGAAAAGATTATTCCACGCAATAATACAGATTGGAATTTGCTGAGGTAAATAATTCATTAAAATTTAATACTACAGGATAAATGAATTCAGGTTCTAAAACGCAGGCTGATGCTATATTTGTAATTCTACGCTGCTTACGCGAAGAAAAAGATAAGGAACTTTGGAGGCGATGCTACACGTCAATTCGGTATTTCTATGATATGGCAAAAATTATTATTATTGATGATAATTCTCGTTTAACGGATGAGTATGACATGCGGGTAGAAGAAACAACAATAATTAAGAGTGATTTTGCTGGAGCCGCCGAAGTTCTTCCCTTTTATTATTTTTTAAAATATCATTGGGCAGATCGCATGATTATTTTGCACGATTCTATGTTTATTAAGCGTCTTTTTACAGCGGATGAACTTGCCGGAAAAATTAAGTTTTTCTGGCATTTTGACCGCCACGAATATGATGATAATCCAAAAATCGACAAAGTCATAGAGTTTATTCCATATTCTTCTGAACTAATATCCTTGCGTAAGTCCACAAGCGAATGGAATGGCTGTTTTGGTCTAGCAATGATAATTGATTGGACTATAATCAAAGAGTTGGATGACAAATACGGAATAGCTTCTTTATTGGTTCATCATATTAAGACACGTGATGATCGGATGGCATATGAGCGTATTTTCGGATTAGTTGTATTCAAAGAACAATTAGTTACAAAAACAAACTGTTCTATGTTCGGAAGTATACATAACTATGCGGGTTCCTGGCAGGCGGATTTTGAATGGCAAATGACAAATCAACATCTTTATCCATATGCTGTGATGAAGACATGGTCCGGTCGTTAAAGATGAATCATATATTGAGGATTTGACTGTAAGAAACTAATAACTAGAACAATAAAAAATACGTATATTAAAAACTCAACATGACGGTGTTTTCCTGCTAGAATCCGAATTATAATATCGGTAATACCCCAGATGGCTATCCACCAGATTTGAACAAGTGTTACTGCAAATAAGAATACATATAATTTAGTATCCATCTATCTTGTGCCCAGTTTTTTCCTGCTGGTCACAAAAATTTGACGCCGGAATTTGCTTATAAGATAAGCATATTCTGTTCAGATGGCTTCCTCTTCTACTACTGAGATTCCTGCGTCGTTCTCCATGTCAATCATTCGCAATAAGTCGGATACGACTTCAAAGACGGATGATGTAATTTCCGTTCGTCGCGACGGTCAGTATTTTACGCTTCGCTACAAGGACAAGAATCAGGGTGTCAATCAGAGTGTCTCTATGACTGCGGGCGATGTCTACAAGTATCTTAAGAACACGCTAACTCTTCTAGCGAATGACGATGAGCCGTTTAGTCATGTACAGTTCAACTTTCCTGCAACGCCTTCTGTTATGTACAAGATGGAGAATCTTGTCTGCGTGACGGATGTGCTTCTTGAGCAGTTTGACATGCTGCTATCTAACTGGCCGATTAATGTTTAGAACGCTTTCTAGTTTTACGTCCCTGTTTTCTTTCTTTTCTATCTTTTTTAGTTTTTTGTGGCAAAGGTTTATTAACTTGAACAGTGGGGTTTCGTGCTTGAGCAGCAACAACTCGGGCTGCGGCTAAGGCTGCTTCTCTATCCCTTTGTGTTTGAGGGGGCGGCAATGGTTGCTTAAGAGGAGTGCCAGCTAAAGTAGCGGCTAAGCCAGCAGCAACAGCTCTTTCACCTGCTGAACTAGGAGCAACACGAGACCATCCATTTACAGCAGCATTTACAGCGGGAGCAGGAAGAGCAGCAGGAGCAGGAGCAGGTTCACTTGTACCATCGTCAGCAACTATATAAGGCCCAGTTCCTTCCCGAACATAGAAGAAAATATAAGGATTCGCATGTACCAGTGATCCATCAGCAGGTAGCTCGGCCGGTAAATTAATAACAGTTGCTGTTGGTGGAGCATCATCAATATGATACCACATTCCATTACGCAAAACTAATGCTGTATAATGCCCCGCATCAATTGTTTCGCCATGATGGCATACAATGGCATGTAATCTATATACAGTTGAACCAGCATTTGTAGGTTGCCAATCCGGCTGATGATATGTCCGAATATCAAATTCAGGAACAATAGGAATAGGAAGAGCATATTTTCCCTCAAATCCGAATATTCCAGCACGTAAAATAAGTGTATCTGGAAGATGTCTAAAGACCTTCACTTCATCCGCATCATTAATAAAAGCATTCAGTCCACAATTGTTATCTTCATTGGTAGGAGGTGAAATAGGCGGAACAGCAACTTCTATTAGACTTTCCATCGTACGATTCTCTGCTAGTGCTGGACCTATAACACCAGCAGGCATCGCCGTAGTTACACGGAAAAAGCCAAAAAGTGGTCGTAGCATAAAATGACCATCAGGTTCATTGCGTGTTCTAACTCCTTTTTTAGGCCCAATATTCTGTTTTGTTAAAAGTTCAAAAAGAAGAGTTCTAAATGTATCCGCATCACTTTGCATTAGTGGCCATAAACGTTCTCCGCCATCTGCTTGTCCTAATGCTTCCGACCTTACTTTTGTATATTCAAACATCCGAGTATAAAACACCGCTTGCTTTGTAAGAAGTGTAACCTGAGCCTGACCGGGTGCAGCCGCTCCCGCACGCATTGCTTCCAATAATTCTTGAAATGCTTCTGCTACTTGAGCTCCTTTTACTTCAAAAGGGTCATTCTCATTAAATTCTATTAGTGGCCATGTTTCGGCTCCCACAAATCCCGGTAGGGAAGCAATGCTTTGTAAAACAGAATTCATATAACACGTCGTTTCAGGATTTGTATTTTGCAAGAGAGTAACAGGTACTTCATGAGGCATCGTGCCATGTGATAAGAGAGTATCGCGAATTAAATTCACAATATTCTGGCCTCGACCAAATTCTGTTTGAATATCGCGGTAATGAACACCCTTTTTCTTCCCTAAAACTTTGGCCTCTTTTGCTTGAGCTCCTTGTAGTAATTTTAGTTCTTTCTTCTGTTCTAATAATTTTTGCTTTTCTTCAGCAAATTTCCGTTCTCTTGCTTTTGCTTCAACAACTGCTTTTTGTAAAGCAGCAGGTTTATGGACTTCTCCAAATAATTTGCCAAGTCCTTCGGCCATCCCTACATAATTCATAGGAGATTATCTCTGAATTTAAAACACATGCGGTTGTATACTTTAATGCCTTCATATAGGACAGTTAAAACTATCGTATCTCTTTTTACATCATTATCAGCACTAACATTAGCACATTTTGAGTATTATCAGGCAGTACCCGTACTTGTTGGAACATATTTAGTCGGTGACCTAGTTTTTGTAGATGAATGGGATATGCAGCTCCACCATTCTATTATCCTTCTTTTCCTAACATCAACATGTACTCTAAGCCCGCGTGACTATCTGCTAGAAACCCACGCAATCATAAATCTTGAAATAAGTACAGTGTTTTTGGCACTCAACCATTTAATGCAGGAAAGTAGGCCACCCTTTTTTTATAAGGTGAATCAATACATCTTTCTAGCAACATTTACTAAATATCGCATATGGGATTATTATTGGGTCTTTATCTATCGTGAATCATTTCCTAGCCTACCAGCAGTTGCCGCCCTAAATGGACTATTTGCCTTGAATATATATTGGTTTTGGCAGATTTGTAGGAAAGTCGCTAAAAGCCTTCGTACTTTGGCCCCAGCACATAGAGCCCAGAAGACCGAGGTATTAGACCCATGCTTTTCAGGGACGAACGCATCGTGAAACCAATACGTTTGCCTTTCTGAAAATTTCGCTTCGCCTTTAGCGTCTTTGCAATCGTTTTAAAAGGAGAGCGACGCACCCTGTTTGCTTTAATAGTGAAAGGTTTTGTGCTACCCATTCTACTTCACGCTTTCATTTCTTGAATTTGAAATTCAGGGAATGAATATTGTAAAATCCGACTAAACGTTTAGTTGGGGATGATGGCGCGAGCCCAAGCAACGCGGAGAGCCGTGCCCGCAACCGCCGCCGGTGAGAGCTCGATGTAGAACGTGCCGCCAGCCAGCAACTTGTTGGAGCTGCCCGCCGTGTTGAGTACACCGTCCGTGTTGGAGTTGCCAGAGTTCGTGCTGGCATAGTCCATTGACGCGGCGCTGACCAACTGAACCTTGCGGAGGACACGGTACTTCGTGGTACCGGCCGTGTTTACGACACCCGTGTTGATGGGGACGCGGAGCGTCTTGCCCATGTCGCGAACGAGGCACTGGCCAACCGTCATGCCATCCGTGACTGCACCGCCTGAGATGACCGCACCCGTGGCATCATACGTGTCCGCAGAACCGGCTGAGCCGAGGGTCGCGATATTTACATAGTACTGGCTTCCACGTTCCGTATTAGCAACACCACGAGTAGCAGATGACATTTATATTCTGGGGAAAGAAAATAATTTTACTTCCCAATGATATTTTTTAGGTTGGTCCAGAAGAACGCAGGTCCAGAGTTTAATTAGGGCAAGATGTGCGGACCCACGGCATGCGGACCGCCGTGCCAGCCGCACGAGCAGGGGAGATTTCAATGTAAAAGCAGCCACCCGCTAGCAACTTGTTTGTCGCACCTGATGAATTGATTACGCCATCCGTGTTGGAGTTGCCAGAGTTGGTGCTGGCATAGTCCATTGACGCAGCATCAACAAACTGAACCTTGCGGAGAACGCGGTACTTAGTCTGGCCAGAAACAGTTGAGGAGAGCGTATTGTTGGGAACACGGAGCGTCTTGCCCATGTCGCGAACCAAGCAGAGACCTACGGCCAATGAGTTTGTCGTACCGCCCGACGCCAATGCAGTACCGTTTGCATCAAAGCAATCAGCATAGGTGATCGTGTCAGCATTGACAAAGAACTGGGTGCCACGCTCGATATTGGCAACTTCACGTAAAACGGACGTCATTTATATTCTGGAGAAAGAAAAAAATCCCCGGTAATTTAGGATGGCCTCAGAAGAACGCGCTGGAATTATTCTATATGACGCCACCCAGTCCAGAATCCTTCTCGTCCAGAGCCGTTTTACTGGAAAGTGGGGATTTACAAAGGGCCATGCTGAGACATGGGATATTAATCCTCTTGAAACAGCAATGCGTGAACTCAAAGAAGAAGCCGGTTATTTGGAGATTATCCATTATAAAATCACTGAGGGGCCGATTCTTCTTCGCTGCAGACCTTACTGGAAAGCCGTTTTACGCACCGATGAAACACCCACGCTAAATCGTGCTGAACAATCCGGTATTGGCTGGTTCAGACTCAAGGAGATTCCGCGGCTCAGGCTGAACGAAGATGTCCGACTTTACTTGGCCATCAGTGGAACATAAATCCAGGAGATTTGAAACGCGTTTTAATACTAGAATCCCATTTAATGGAATCGGACTCTAGAATTTCGGTTTTGTCAACTGACATCTATAATTTACGAGTCTTTCTGTAGCGTCGGTGACTTCTACGACGACTACGACTATTAGGATATCCCGGTTTTCTTTTTAACATTTTTTCATAATTCTTATCGAGATTTGCTTGTTCTTTGCGAATACCTAATTGTCTTAATGCCTGCTGAAGTAGATCTTGAGATTCACGCAAATAGTAAATACTCCTAAGTATGTTTTTTTCATTTTCATCTAAATAAGGTTTATCATTTGAATCTTTTATTCTTACAAAATGTACAAATTTAGCTAATACGTCTTGTTCCTTAGGTGTATATACTTTTTCAGGTATTGCGATTGAAGGTGAAACAGGTGATGTGGAACGTTCTCCTGTATTTGACACAAATACTGGAGCATCAATATGGGCTAATCCTCCATCTCTAACAGCACCAGCATCTACATTTTTACCTCAAAAAAGTGCATTTTCAAAATTAAAATCACCCATCCCTATTTTAAACCAGCGGATTTATGCGAGATTCGGGCCTTACATAAGCCAACCCCAAGAAGTCAAAAATATCCTTCTCAGAATTCATTGCTGGAGGCACTGGAATCCCGTCACGCATCTTTTTAAGACCGTGTTCAGAAAGCGAATAACCTTTTGATAAAGCATGCCGACGCATACTAACATTGAATACATCTGACCCAGTGAAGTACAGAATCGTATACCAGTACTCTTCCGGCTTACAGAGCAGTAAGTCCACATGGCGATGTGTCTGATGCCGCGGTAATTTACAAACACCCATAAACTTGTGTTCACCACGAGCAAATTCACCGCGGAGATAGCCCTCATCGACCAGTAAATCTATGAACTGCTGGAAGTGCGAAGCAGCAACCAATTCACTTAAATGAGGGCTAGTTATCATAACATCAAAATCTCCTGAAGTTGGCAGACCCCTACGGTAAGACCCAACAACAACCATTTCAAACTCTTTTGGTAACTGCCGGCGAACATATGCTTCGTGTTTCTCCATCTCAGGACGTGGAATACGCTTCTTCAAGTCTTCATTGTAAAGCAAACCAACCGTCTGTGCGTGCGTTAACAACTCGGGATTAGCCGCGGCCGCAGAACGCAAAGCCTCAATTGTCTTAATCCCATGCTTTGTTATCAAGTCCCTGGCTTTTACAGGTCCAATACCTTGAACTTCCTGAAGAATATTGTAGGCTTCCAGTGAATATTCCTCCTTAGCCACCTCGGCTTCTTGCAGATGGCCTGTTGCGAAAACCTCCGCAACGCGGTCTTTCACACCCGAGCCAATTCCCGGAACATCCGTTATATCCGCAACAGAGTGAACTGCTGGAAGCTTCTCAATCGCTTTAATTGCTTTAGAAAACGCGATAGCCCGAAACTTTTCACCTTCCGCTGTTGCTTTCTGCCGGAGAGTATTTAGAATTTCTAGAATTTGCTCCTTCTTATTCCCAGTGGAAGACATCTATTCTTAGATTGCGTTTGGTTTTTATATCCAGCCTAGAATAGATATGAGTGCTGCTGGTGAACTGTTGTCCCGTGGTTTTTCAATGGGAGGACACGTTAAGAATGCCGAACTGGCGGCTATCAAGGCCGGTGTTGTAGGCGGCAGATACACACGTCATGGTAACAACCGTAAGGCAAATCTAGCCAAGGCTGAGGCCATGCTCAAATGGTACGCAAACTCGGAGGCTAAGGGCAAGGCTGGTGGCAAGGCGTTCCAGTCCCGTCGCAACTTCGCGGCGAATCTATCAAGGGCTCTTGCTCGTTCCCCGTCAGCCAGCCCTTCTGGCTCTCGTGCGGCTTCCCCGAGCCGTGGTGTTGCGGCAGCGGGTGCTCCTGCTATGGCTCCTAGCAGGCCCGCTGCTCCTAAGGAAAGCCGTGCCAATAAGCCTAAGGTAAGCCGTGCAGTCACAGCGAAGGCTGCTGGAGGCAATAACAAGAAGCCTACGCGTACCTATACACGCAAGAGCCGTTCCCCGCCCCCGGCCTCAGGACAGTGGCCTCTGCTCAAGAAGGGGGCACACCTCTACAGCGTCAAGGTAGTTCCTCTAAGCCACGATTTAGTACAGGTCGTAAAGGTTCACGCGACGCAGGGCGGTGAAATCAAGGAGACCCCGCACACAATCACGCAGGGCAAGGCCGGCCGTTCTGTTCTCCAGCAGGCTCTCCACGAGGCCGAAGCAATTTTTGAGGACAAGAAGAAGGAGGGCTACACGGAAGTCCGCAGCGTCAGCCGTGGTGCAAACAACGAAATCAAGTCAATGAAGAACTTCATCCGGGTGGCCGGCACGACGGAGCATAAAACAAAGAAGGATTAAATAGGGAATGGACGAACTTCTAGCAAGTAGACCATCAATTGGAACAATGATTAATTCTAAATTAGAACCAATCATTGCTAGAGCACTGACACGGAAAACACGGCCGCTTAATCTGAATCGGAATCAACGCAATCGGAATACGGTTAAGGGGTTATCCGTCCTTCTTTCTAGAGCACCCGGGAAAACACAGGAATTTATCAATAAACGGGAATGGCTTTCTCGGTTTGGAGCTGCTTTGAACAAAGAATACGCTGCTCCTAACCTTGCTCCTGTACTAAAAATTGAAGCCCAATCACGTTTAGAGGAACCAGCAGAAAGAACCAGGAAATATAAGATGCCCGCACCCGCTAATGGAAAGTTCCCCACGCTGTATGGTAAGTCCAAGACCGGCAAGACGCAGGTCTGGCAGATTGAAGTAATTAAGTCCGGCGGCGACGGTCCTGCAGCTGCTGGAGGAGGTTCCCCCACAGCTATTATCCGTGTCACTTACGGCTATGAAGACGGCAAACAGGTTGTTAATGAGAAGGAAATCACAAAGGGAAAGAATCTCGGCCGAAAGAATGAGACCACACCCTACGAGCAGGCTCTGCTAGAGGCCCAGTCCACCTGGGAAGGCAAGATTGATGGAGGCTATGCTGAGAAGCTGGGAAATGCTCAGGCTCCTAGTCTTGCTTCTTCTAATGCTGTTGCAGCTCATAAGACAATTAGCCCGATGCTAGCACAGGATTATCATAAACAGGGTAAGAAGATTGTATTTCCCTGTTATGTCCAAGCCAAACTTGACGGTGTCCGTTCTATCTTCTTTAACAATGCTCTAACCAGCCGCAACGGAAAGCCGTTCTCGGGCCTTGACCACATTATCGCTGAACTGGCTCCCGCAACGAAGGAGGGTCTAATTCTGGATGGCGAGGTCTATTCTACCACGCTGACTTTCCAGCAGTTCGTTGGCTTGGTTAAGAAGAAGACTTACACAGCTGCTGATAAGGAGCAGTTAAAGCACGTCAATCTGTGGGTCTATGACTGCGTGAATGATGCTCCTTTCGAAAGCCGCCTCCAGACACTCAAGGACTTCTTCAGCCGCAACAAGTTCACGCAGATTCATCTGCTGCCTACTGAGGAGTGCGACAGCCGTGACAAGCTCAAGGGATTTCACGACAAGTATGTGCAGGAGGGTAACGAGGGTCTCATGGTGCGGAACAAGCAGGGAATGTACCAGTTGGGTGCTCGTTCCTATGACCTCCAGAAGTATAAGGAGTTTGAGGATAAGGAGTACAAGGTGACGGCCTTCACAGATGGGCAGGGGCTAGAGAAGGGTCTTGTCATTTGGACCTGCGAGACTCCGGAGGGTAAGCACTTTCAGGTACGGCCGAGGGGAACGCATGATGAGCGTTCAGCTATCTTCAAGGATGTATCCAAGCATCCTGCAAAGTATATTGGCAAGGAACTGACTGTGCGGTTTCAAGAGTTGTCCGATGATGGCATTCCCCGCTTCCCTGTGGGCATCAGTTTCCGCGATTATGAGTAGGTATAAAAAACACACAAACAAAACCAATAAATTTGACAGAGCTATTTTTAATAAAGACAGACCATGCTCCAAAGCACCTTAGATGGCTTTTTTCAAATTGAACCAAAGACAAGAAAAGCAAAACCGAAACCGCATGTCTATGAGCAGGCAAAAGAAGCCCTTGAACCCCTCTTTATAAGACCTATACCAGATGACCCGCGGTACGCAAAGCAACTAGCAGAAGAATATGCCCTAATTGACAGAAATCGCTTCGCCCCCGTTTTCTTACAAGTGCGAACTGTGCTAGAAATTGTTCGCAGTCTCGGCCCAGTGGCCCCACCCCACATTATCCGCGGCTCAGCTGGTTCATCTCTAGTGACTTATCTGCTAGGAATCACCCACGTTGACCCGATTCTAAATGGAATTGAATTGGCCCGTTTCATGAATCATCTCCGTAAGGATATGCCCGATATTGATATTGATGTGCCTTACAACAGACGCGAAGAGATATATGGCTTAATCGCCAAGAAGTATCCAAATCAAGTCGGTCGTGTCTCCAACTATAATCTGTGGACCGATAAAGTGAATACAAGACAAACGATTAAGGATATCCTCAAAGAACACAACAAACCTATTCCGCAAGCAGTAAATCGCAAGGGTGCTAAACCCGAAAAATTCTTAACCGCCGAAGAACTCAAAGAGTTTACGGTTAAGAAAGAAGGCCGACAGGGAACGCTCAAAAACTACAGTAAACATTGCGGCGGCATTGTAATCTTTGAAGAACAGGGCGAAGTGCCGGAAGAACTAAGGCTCAAAGAAATAGAAGCCGACGGTATTCCCCTTTTCCAGATTAATCTCAACAAAGACGACACAGAAGAGCAGGGCCACATCAAGATTGATTTGCTGAGTAATCGCGGTCTAGCACAGTTGGCCGATATTTGCCCCGAACGGTCCCTAATGACCTATCCTAGCCGAGATGCTCAAACCGAACGAATTTTCGCAAAGGGCTGGAATATTGGCATAACCCTCGGTGAAAGTCGCGGAATGCGAAAACTCTTCATGGAAATGAAACCGGAAGGTGTTGCGGATATTGCTGTTGCTCTAGCCTTAATCCGACCCGCAGCAGCAGCAGAAGGAAGAAAACAGGAGTTCTTAGAAAAATGGAGACTGCTAGAAGGCCAGCCACGGACACCCCTTGATAGACCGATTGTCTTTGACGATGACGCAATCCACAAAATCCGCTATATTCTCGGCTGTGATTCCGCCCAAGCAGATAAGTGGAGAAAAGCCTTTGCTAAGGGCAATCCGAAACTCCGTGTTGAATTTCGCAAAGAGATGGCCGCAAAAGGCTACCAGCAAAAACAAATAGATAAAGTGGTAGATGATTTGAACCAACTCGTCTATTATAGTTTCTGCAAGAGTCACGCAGTCTCCTATGCTCAGTTAGTATGGGCCCTTGGATACTGGAAAGCACATCGCCCTCATGAATTCTGGTGCTCGGCCCTCAATCATTGTAATTCAGAGTACAGAAAATGGGTTCATTATAGAGAAGCACGCTGCTCTAGCCTCCTTCTCAGCAGAGAACCGCCTCCCTATAGGGTCGGTACACGAGATGGCAAGCCCACTCTTCAACCTACC